ATATATGACCGATCCATTCGCACAAGGGGTAAAAACTCTTAGCGAAAGCCTTAATGCCACTCAGAAAGCTACTAAAAGCCTAACGAAAAGCATAGAAGGTATTCAGCAAGATGGATTAGATATAGCACAACGCAAAGCGCAAGAAAGGCGTAGAGCGTTAAAAGAAGCAGAAATAAAGAAGCAAACAGCGTTGATTAAAGCGCTGGAAGATTGGAAACATAAGAAGCAAATTAGCGAAAAAGAAGCACAGTTAAAAATAGATTTTGTAAAGAAGTATGGCGCTAAAGAATGGGAAGCAGTTTTGAAGATAAAACTAGATATCGAAAATCTTGAGCGTAAAGAAAATGAAGCATATCAGCACGATGCACAAGCAATACAGCGTGTCAAAATATGGTGTTGGATAGCAGCATTGATAGTAACATTATGGTTAAAGTTCGTTTTAGGAGTGATTTAAATGGGTGACATATTTACTCACATATTGACAGGTAAAGACAATCAGACTCACGACATTGCAAAATGGGCGTGGATGCTTGGTTTTATTTTAGTAGGCGCAGCAGCAATATATTTAATCTACTCTGGTAAAGAGATTAGCTTAACTGAGCTTGCTGGCGCATTGGGTATCGTATCTGGTAGTGGCGCAGCTTCAGTAGCAGGCAAACACATGGCAGGCGCAGAGCCTGATGCCCAATGAATTTTATATTTTCTCTGTTAGGCAATATTGGTGGACAAACTTACATTTATATTGCTCTTGTATTTGGCGGTTTTAGCGCTGGCTTTTATGTTGAGCATTTGCGTTTTGCTGATTTCAAAAATGAGGTTGCGATTGTTGCGGAAAAACAGGTTGCAGAAAACAAGGCAAAAGAGAAAGAACAACAATTAGTAAATAAAGGAGTAGAAGATGCTTACAAGGCTAATCTCAGTAATATCCATAATTTTTATAGCGGGATGCTCAACACCAGTAGCGGTGCAATGTCCTCCGATGCCAACGCCACCATCGTTATTAATGGCCAAACCTATTACGTTCTATCTATTGCCGAACAATGCGCCAGCACAACAGAACAAGTAATAGCGTTACAAGATTGGATTAATCAACAAGTAGGTTTAGATGCAAAATAACTTTAAAAAATGTCTTGAGCTTGTATTAAAAAGCGAAGGTGGTTGGGTAAATAATCCTAAAGATCCTGGCGGTGAAACCAATCTAGGTGTAACCAAAAAGGTTTGGGAAGAATGGGTCGGGCATGAAGTCAAGACTATGAAAGACTTAACCCCTGAAGATGTAGCGCCTATGTATCAAGCTAAGTATTTTATGGCTTGCTATGCCAATCAATTGCCTGTAGGGATTGATTACATGGCATTTGATGCTGCTGTGAACATGGGGCCTGGTCGTGCTGTAAAGCTATTACAAGAGTGCCTTGGTTGTGTTCCTGATGGGACTATTGGCCCACGCACTATGCAGCTTATAGATCAAAAAAAGCCTGAAGATATTGTAGATTTGTATAGCAAACGTAAAACTAGTTTTTATGAAAGCCTTGCTACTTTTGCTACCTTTGGCAAAGGTTGGTTAAAACGAGTAGAAGATGTTAAATTTAACGCATTGAAAATGATTGGAGAAGCAAAATGACTAATTTCAAAATTACAGGTAAAGAGCATAAGTCACCAAAAGGTCACTATGTTAAAGAATCCCCACATCGCATTGAAAAAGAAGTAGAGCGCTTAGAAAAGAAGCTAGACAAGCATATTGCTTTGCCTATGGAAAAAGCGCATCACGCAGAACATGGCAGCAGTCAAAAGGAAGCACCACTTCCTAATATGCGTAAGTATTAAAAAAGGTCGGTAAGATCGACACGTTTGAACATACTAATGGGGCAGTCGTAAAAAAGCTCCCCATTAGGAACATAAAAATTCTTGACCTCTATCAATGGACAGCCTTTTATCAAGTCTGCTTTCACCCAATAAGCATGAGATAAGTCCTGAGTTAAGGCAAAAAATAGAGTCGGCAGATTATTTAGAAATAGTTTGTCTTTCCTTTGCCCTATATGAATACTACCGTGTTGATCAAAGCCTTCTTGACGAACTTCTACCTCAAGCGCACCAACTGGAACATTTGATTGAAAAGCGATTAGATCAACTCCATACTTATTAGGGTTATCCCTACAATCAAAACCCCATTTCATGTTGCACCAACTTGCTACGGCCTTACGAGCTGGCGCATCATAAACATCGTGTAAATACTGATTAAATGGTTTATAGGCTGACATATCGCCAGAAACCATAGGCAAAGATACCTACAAACACCATAGCCATTAAAAAGCCACTAAAACCATCATAGCTGCTTTCTTGAGGTCTTTCTATGGCACTAGCATAGTCAGCATCTTTAAACGCTTCAGAAGCGCTCCTATACGTTTTACCCATCATTCCTAATGATCTAGTGCTCATTTCTCTTGTGCCTTTCTTAGTATTGCTCTAGCAAATTCAACAGGGTCATACGCCCAATCGCATTTATACATAACTTCTTCTATTTCCTCATCTGTTAGTGTCTTTGCTGGATAAGTGTAGAGTGGTGTTTCGGTTACAACTGTTCCAGCCATAGGCTCTCTAACAAAAGTTAATTTTGCACTTCCGTTTGGTCTTTCATACATCCACGCTACTGGTTCATTATTCATATCTAATTTCCCATCATAGGTTCTTAAATCACGATTAGTCAACGTTGTATGTAATTGCAGTTTCAACGCTTCTATTTCAGCTTGTTGCTGGCGTAGCATAACAGTGGCGTAATCTAAATACATTTGATGGTCGTTCATAAATGGTGCTACATTTGCATCAATAAAATCGGCTAACTGTAGTGCTGTCATATAACTTACTGGTTCATCATTCATAAATATTTTCCCATTAAAAATCCAGTAATCCAAACCAAAATAAACCATCCACCAGAGCCGTCAAAATACCAATCAAGAAACTTATCCCATTTACTCATTTCTCTTGTGCCTTTCTTAGTATTGCTCTAGCAAAACCATAAACAAGGTCGCTTTTGCCAACAAAATAATCGTTAGCAACTGCCCATATTTCCTCATCTGTTAGGTCTGCTGGATGGGTGTAGAGTGGTTCTGCACCTTCTACAGGTGCTTGATAAATACTCCAATACCCATCTGTATCTTTGCTTCTCCACGCTACTGGTTCATTGTTCATTTGAGTGTCAACCATAAGCCTGTTTGGGCAAAGGCATAGCCTGTCCAAATCATAAAATTAGGAATAGAACCTTTTCTTAATTGCAAAAGTCCTACACAAATATATCCAATTCCTGTTGCTCCAACGATAATTTTTTCGATATCCATACTCCAGTCTCTCCTCTGTTTCCGCCTTGCCATTGTTCCCATATATCCTCCGTAAGCTTATGCAGTCTGCTTTCCAGCTTTGGATTTCTCAATAACTTTCGCAGATGTTCCTTGCCATGTAGCGAACGTTCTCGTAAATATACTCGAACTTCACATTGATGTCTATACTCTTCTGAATTATTCATTTACTTTTTATAAAAATAGTGTATAAAGGGGTTCGTGTCCAAAAAACTGAGGGAAAACATGACCTTACTTGTATCTGATGAAGATTTTATCAAAACATGGAATGACTTCAAAAGTCCAGTCAAGATAGCAGAAAAACTACAACTTGGTATGCGTTCTATGCTTGCTCGTAGAAGAAGAATAGAACAGCGCTACGGCATCGAGTTAAAAGCTGAATCAGCGCCAGCCATCAGGATGGTCGAACAAACCCCGCTCCACGTTCGCAGAGGCATTGATATAGAAAAGGGAACAGTCATCGTCTTTTCCGATGCCCATTTTATGCCTGACGAAGTTACTACCGCTTATAAGTTTTTATTGCAGTGCATCAAAGAAATGAAGCCATCGGTTATTGTTTGTAACGGAGACGCTTTTGATGGCGGTTCGATCAGCAGATTTCCGAGGATCGGCTGGGATAAGAAACCCACGGTGGCGCAAGAGTTGGAAGCCTGTAAAGAGATGCTTGAGGGCATCGAGAAAGCCTCTAGAGGCGCTCAATTGATATGGACAATGGGTAACCATGACGGACGGTTTGAAACGTTCCTAGCGGCTCAGGCAAGCCAATATGAAGGGGTTGCTGGGTTTAGTTTAAAAGACCATTTCCCATTATGGAAAGGGTGTTGGTCTTACTGGATTGGAGACCATACTGTAATTAAACATCGATTCAAAGGCGGTAGGAACGCAGGTTACGCCAACGTACAAGCTGCTGGTTTAAACATCGTAACTGGACATACCCACGTCTTAGCCGTTCAGCCAATTAGCAATTACCGTCAAACCCTATATGGGGTACAGACTGGATGTTTAGCCAATCCAAATGGGGCACAATTTGCGGACTATACAGAGGATTCGCCTAAAGATTGGCGCTCAGGGTTTGCGGTTCTTAACTTTGATAAGGGTCGACTTTTACAGCCCGAACTGGCTGTTGTCTGTGGTGAAACCGAGGTAGAATTTAGAGGCAAAATTCACGAGGTTTAAACATGAAACTTACCCCAGCTATCCTGAAAAACTTGTACTCCGCCATTTATTGTATGAAGCCCTTCCATAAATGGGCGATGCCCTTGCCTGAGCAGATTAAGTTTGTTGTGGACTCAGATCCAGAGGTAATGGGTACATATCTGTATGACGATGGAGAGAAGTTTGAACATATCATTACCATCTCAGATAAAAAATGTGGTCATTTAGCAACAGTTATCCGTGTGCTCATCCATGAATGCGTACATATGAGCCGATGGAAAACCCCAAAATGGAGTCATCATGATGCTGAGTTTCGTAGGAGAACCAAAGTCATCTCCGAAGAGCTTGGCTTTGATCCCCTAGAGCTTTAACGAGTTAACCAAAACAATATCCCCACAAGCATTCCACCCAAAAAGGCGGACAGGGATAGATTAAAAAATACGTGTGAGAAATAATTTAAAGCCATTCTGATGTCATCATTAAACTTGGTAATGGCACAGGCATATTGGGCATCTTTAAACGCTTCTGAAGCGGTTCTAGAGGTTCTTCCAACAGCGTGGTAGATATCTTTGATACCTATGAAGCTGTCGTTATTCCGTAAGTCAAGAGCGGTGCAGTTTTCCACTACCACTTTCTTTTTCCTTACTGCCTTATTCTTCGGTTGTTTAGTATTTGTAATAATTCTTGTTCTTCCTCAAAAGTTAATGGTTCCGCAGCATCGCACAGTTCACCAGAATCGTTTAAACGTTCTACTTCACGCACAATCTCTTCTAGCTCAGTTTGAGTTCCCTCAAAATGATCAAAGCAACCTTCTGCAAATACTACCTTCGGATGTTTCCTTGCCATACCAAATCCTTAATAAATGGCGCTGGCTACCTCCGCTATACCCAGCAATAACTCACGTGCCTCTTGAGCATTCTCAAAGTTATCGGCATCCTTGACAATAGTTTGGGCTATTTGTAAGTCTCCAATAAGTTCTTTGAATTCCTTTGGGGACAGTTTACCCGCTTTGTATTGTGTTTCCAAGTCTTGGGCTTGCTTTAATAATTCATTTGGATTCATAGGTTCTCCAGTTCAATATCCACGTTTATCTTGCATTACTTTGGTAAGCATTTCCATTGCCTTTTCAAACATTTCATTGGCATATTTTAATTCATCTGCCTGTTTTTTAAGCAATGTTGCCGCCTCAATGATATGGGTTCCTTGATACAGTTCTTGGATCCTATCAGCTAGTTTATACGCATCAGACATACATCCTCCTAAAAATAATTAGCGGTTAAAAATTCTTTAAATTTTAACAATTTCATGCGTGGGATTGGGCTATATTCTTTGCCTTTAATTTTGGCTACCCAATACTGCAAAAACAATGGGTTGAAATCATAGTCTTGTGCCAGCATGGTATTGATAAACATTTGTGCGTTATGGGCTTTTACTTCCGACCAATCATCAATTTGAATAATGGGTAAATCATTATATAAACTGCTGACAAAAGGATTGCGCTTGACAATAGGTATGCCACCCAAAACCAAAGTCTCATAAGTTCTGTGACACTCATAACTAAACCCCCTTGGACTGACTGTCATAAAAAATTCTGCTTGACGTTGCAACATATATTTTCTACCACGTGGCAAGTTTTCAAAGAAGCAAGCTTCTTTTTCTATCTTGTCATAGCATTCTTGGCGGTCACCGTACATACCGTTGTTAACCCAATTGCAATAATAAGCGCCAATTTTTTTATCAATATTTGGTGAGTCATATAAATTGTCCAAAAGCAATCTTTCTTGAGCCAAGGGAGATACCGCACGTAGCCCCCAAGTTCCTTCTTTCTCCCATACGGTGTGATAGTCTAAGCCAATTGGCAAAGCCTGTAGCTTGGGATGTTCCATCGCACGATTCTGCACAAACCAGTTCATCAGATGTGGATGGTTTAGGATCCTGTCTGTTTCTTCTTTGTACATCGTAACATCGTGATCACTATCGCCAGTAACCAAAGTAAAAAACGTATGTATATTTGGTAAAAAATTCTTAACAAAGTTTGGTAAAGCTTCGTAGCAAACATAAATTGAATCCCCCATGTTTAAACCGTTTAGCAAGTCTGCGTCAATAAAATTATTGCTAGACTGCGGGTTTTTGTTATGCCGATCACACGATTTTAGTATCCCTCGGCTCGATACAAATGAACAAAATCTTTCCATTATCTTGGTTTGCTCCCCACAACCTGTTGAATGCGCTCCGCAGTTTCTTCAATGATTTTCATCTTTGCTTGGCAGTATGCGGGGCTTGGACTGTCAAAGGTATACAACTGATCCACGATTGTATAAAGCTGATTTACTAAATTAATTGTGACGGTGTTATCAGGTAAAAATTGTGAATAGTTTTTAAGCAACAAAGCATTGACATACATACCAACTACTTCGGGCTTGGAGCACTTGTTTAATTGTGCGCTAGTTCTAATTTGATTGACGTATGAATACTCAACAGGGTCATAGTTTCCTATCATTAAAGCGCACCCAGTTACTAAACAAAATAACAAAACAAATATTAATTTTTTCATTTGTAACATTTCTTTCTAACGTTAAGTGGATCACCTTTGCCAACCTCAGAGCAAACATACACATCTGATCTTAGCGACCAATCTATACCAACCTTAAATAGATTAATCATAGCCACAATAAACAGGGCAATGAACACTATCTTAAAAAAGGTCATTTTGTATTACCACCATATAGCTTGGCTTCTAAACTACGAATGTGGTCGTTTAACCTTGCAATCTCTGAATCCATAGCATGAATCTGATCTCGCAAAAGTGCAACAATGTCATCCATAGTGTCTACCCAACCAGCAAAAGGTACTGGTTCCTTCTGTGCGTTTAAACGGTCTTCTGTTGTAAAGCTAGTCATAAAGCCTCCTAAAATGGCAATTCTAAATTAACGTAACGAAACTCATTGATTGGTACATCATAAAAATACTCACCTTCTTTTACCGCCTTATTTGGTATCTCTTTTACTGGACTACGTTGTATCGCATCTGCTTTACACCAGTAAGCATTTTTAAAATCTCTTGTGACTGCAAAAAAAACTGTGGGCATACGGTTATTCAAAAGCTTTTCTTTTCTTTTTGCTACATGAATGGTGTTGTATGGACATTTTGTGTCCTCTCTCAGCCAATCCCTCGTTTCAACTTCTATGTAGCCCACAATCGAACCAAATCGTTTAACAATTAAATCAACTCCATACTTATCTTCATTTGGATATGCTTTCCAACCCCACTCATGAAATACCCAATCAATCACGGCATCCCTAGCGGGTGGATCGCAAGCATCATGAACCTCTTGGCTAAAAGGTTTAGTCTTCACCTTTCCTTCTCCTTTTTTTGATAGCCACGATTCCATCTTCATCTTTAATGCATCGATATTCCCACAATTTCTTTGCCCTAGAGTAAGCCTCCATTGCATCTTCATGGTGATTAGACAAGATGTTTCCACGAAATATAATTGCCATAAGATTTAACATGGCGCTTACATCGATAAACTCTTCTTCAGTCATGTTTTTCTACCTTACGAATAAGTTTTTCTATTTCATCGGCAAGCACCTCGCCCCAAGATGCTCCTGACGGAAACATCATCTTGCCTCCATC